GAGTTCTTGAGCTTAATCTCTTCTGAAATGGATCGATTACCTAAAAGTAATCAATTTATTCTAGGGAGGTTAAGTGAGAAGGTGGAAGCGGCAGGAAAGATTCGAGTGTTTGCAATAACGGATTCTATAACACAATCTGTGTTCAGACCGTTATCGGATGGGATCTTCAAGATCTTAGATTCTATCGAATGTGATGGAACCTTTGATCAAGATCGTCCTGTCCGCCATTTAAGAGACCTTTGGACTAAAGGCCTTTTAGATGGTGCAACCTTGTACTCTTATGATCTAAGTGCTGCTACTGATAGGTTACCCATTGCTGTTCAGAGACAGGTGTTAGCCCGTCTGCTGAATCAGGATCTTGCCTTACATTGAAGTAATATTCTTTGTAATCGGGATTGGTATTTTAAAGGGAAACCTTTAAGGTACTCCGTGGGTCAACCTATGGGTGCTTTGAGTTCTTGAGCCATGTTGGCCTTGACTCATCACGTCTTAGTTCGAGTGGCTGCAAATAGGGTTGGATTACCCAATTTCGACCACTACGCCCTTTTAGGGGATGATGTAGTTATAGCAAACGAGAAAGTTGCTAAAGCTTATCATCAGCTAATGACAGTGACACTTGGGGTTGAAATCAACCTTTCTAAGTCTTTAATTTCTTCTCATTCTTTCGAATTTGCGAAGAGGTTAATTACTAGGGAAGGTGAAGTTTCACCAGTAGGAGCGAAGAACTTATTAGTAGCTCTTAAGAGTCTGAAGGGGATACCCTCAGTTCTTCAAGATCTTATTAATAAGGGCTTCATCTTGACTGAAGAGTCCGTTGACAAGATGTACAAACTTGTTCCAACTGTTCGTAAGAGCCAGTTAGAAAAGATCGTATGACTTGTTAAAGGACCTTTCGGTTTTATTCCGACTGCAGATGGGTTATCAGCTAGTATTAAGCTGACTAACTCTCTCTCAGCAGTGAGTATGGATAGATTTCTTTCATCTATTGATGAAGCTATCTTCCGTCTCAATGTCAAGGTGTGACATCGGAATTTTGTTAAGATGAGAACTGTTATAGTTCTTCTTGACAAATTAGAAGCCATACCAGGTTTCGATATGAGTATAAGGGATTCACCCCTCTTTACTCATATTCGAGATCGGTATTGAGATCATATTTATGATCATGCAGCTAATAAACCGACACGTCGTTTCATCTTTGACGGTCCATTGGTTTTCACTAACTACTATAGGCAGTCTTGGGCTTTGGAGATGATGCAATACATCAAATCTAAGCTTAAGGAAGACCTAGGTAGCACAGTATCACCTTTGGATCCTTTCGAGGATAGTAAGATCATACTTCCTCTAGCTCACAATGCTAAGTCAGAGAATTTCTGGCTTCTCGTTCGTGAGATAGAGAAAGAGAAGACGCTGTCAACGGGTTTCCGTGGACTTGTCTAGATCTAACCTTCGCTCTATAGACCTTGACAACCATGTGCCTCTGAGTAACTAGGAGGCAGTAGTAGTATATCAAGGTGGACTAGTGACATGGGCTGAATAACTACCAAGTGTGGGTTTGGAACGACCTTCACCTCTGGATAAGATGAGC